CTCCTGTTTTAATTCTTCTTGAAACGTTGTGTTTAATTTTTCTAGCACAGCATCAAGATCTCGAATGAGTGATTGTGCTACGTCTTCACTGTATTCTGTGCTTGCCCTTGTTAATGTTTGTACTATCTTAGCCATTATAAATTCGCAATGCCTCCTTTTCTGTAATGATGACTACCTGATCTTCCTTGATAGCCGCTTCCAGAATGTCCACTACCTATACTACTACTTTTACTACTACCCGTATTATTATTGTTATTACCTTGATTACCTTGATTACCTTGATAAGGTCCGTAATCTTTTGTTCTAGCTTGATCTTGTGTAAAACCTTTTGCTTCACTTATTTCATTAAGTGTTTCTGCATATTTTTCTTCGTTAATATCTTTTCCTTTTGCTAGTCTTTTTTCAAAATAGTCTTTTTTCTTTTCTAATTGTCCTAGATAACTATTTGTTCCAGCTATAGATACAACATTCTGACCAGCTAACACTGAACCTGGTCCGTATTGCATTAAACCAGTTCCAGGATTGTTAGTGATGTATCCTCTGTCTGCAGCAAAGTTTATTTCTTGTTGAAGATTTGGATTATAGTTTAACGCATTTGGATTTAAAGGATTAAATTTTTGACCTAACATAAGAGCACCTCCCATTAAAAGTGCAGGGCCCATTATACCACTACTCATTCCACCACTCATAACTTTATTTAAACCAAGTCTTCCTAAAGTTTCAAGTGGATTAAAACTTATTTGTTTATTAGTAAAAGGCATCCCAAAAGTATATTTAGGGTTTTCTGTTTGTTTATCTAAACCTAACATTTTAGCAGCTATGTCAAAACCATATTTAGCTACA